GTTGGTCGCTTATCACCTTGAGTCTCAAACAAGGAATGATGATGAAGAAAAGATTAACAAATTAAGAAAAGATTATGTTAATACATTAGTTCCGTTCGTTAATGGGAACTTTGACAAAATCAAGCATCAAATAACAATCTTAAACTAAAATTGATTATATTTATCGGTAGGTAGATATCTACCGATAAACTTAAAATCATTTATATGTCAAGAGGACGTAAACCATCCACAAAAACCACGAGTGGTAGTGAGGATAAGATTGAAAGAGAAGTAAACCGAAAAGATATTATTAATCGTTTACAAATTAAACGACCTAAAGAAAAGTTCTTAACGGAAAATCAACGCAAATATTTTGAAATATTAAAGCATAACCAAATCACAATATGTTCTGGCCCAGCTGGGACGGGAAAATCACACGTATCGTTAAAAGCTGCGTTGGATTTGTTATTAAACCCCGACACACCATACGATAAAATTATAATCGTAAGACCTGCAGTTGAGAGTAGTGACGCGAAACTGGGAGCATTGCCGGGAAATGTTAGGGAGAAGATGGATCCTTATGTCTACGCTTCATTTTATTTGTTACAAAAATTAATTGGAAAAGAAATGACCCACAGACTTGAGGAATTGGGGGTGATTGAAATCATGTCGTTATCCTTTATTAGAGGAATTTCCGTGGATAATGCGATTTTAGTTTTTGAAGAAAGTCAAAACTCGTCACCGGCCGAAATGAAAACACTATTAACGAGAATTGGTTTTAATAGTAAATTCTTCGTATCTGGTGATATTGAACAATCGGATAAATTCAAACAAAAAGAAAAGTCCGGTCTATATGATGCAATCCAACGTATGGATAACATGAAGGAGGTTGGAATATTTAAGTTTAGTCCTGAAGATATTGTTAGGAATCCAATAATAACTGAAATCATTAAACGATACGAAACGGAATATTAATTTTAATAACCCCATCCTTAATAGAGTGGGGTTTTTTATTAATGTGAATATTTTATTAATTTATCTATAAGATGTTTATATCGTCTACGAATTACCGTATACGCATTTTGTTGTTCTGATGCAAATTCCTTTAATGTTTTATATTGACCCACCAATTCCTCCAATTCTTCAAGTGACCACCATCTTCGTTTAGGTAGATGTTCAAAAAGATGATGTAAATCATGACGAGTACAATATGAATAAATGGCCGGTTCATTATCCGTAAAATCTTTAAATTTATTATATTTGGATATAATTTCTTTGAGTTCATCAATCGTATATGTATTTCTTTTTTTCTTTAATACACTCAATTCTTTATATAAACCTTTATTAATCGCAGCTGAATAACAATTATTATTATCTTTTCTAAAATCGCCCAGATATTCGTATTTACCTATTTCGGCGACAATTTCTTCATTCGACCAAAAAGACCTGTTTTTTGGTAAATGTTCGTATAAGTATTGTTTATTACGTCGTCTTAGGTATTGAACCAAATTTGGTTCATTTTTTGCTAGGTCGAAATATGTATCATATTTATTAATAATATCTTCAATATCCAAAAGATCATATCTAACTCTATTTATTTTCATGTGACTAGTAAACTCAACAATAAGTTTACGATCAATTAATAATCTATTTATATACTTTTGTTCAATCTTAAATTTAGTATAATCATCATATGATTGACAAATTTCACGAATATAGTCAATACTCGGTAATAATTTTTCACGATTAACAACAAAGTTTTTTATATCGGATTTTTTAATTTTCTTTTTTGTTGTTTTATTAATTAACTTCAAGTTATCAATTAATTGTTGTTTAACATCTTCTTCATAATCCCTTGAAGTCTCAACAATTGTGATTAACTCAACACCATGTTGTTTACATAATTCAGTTTTATTAACATCATCTTCTAAATGCCAACGAGCTCCATCATACTCAAATGCCAAACCTAAATTTTCAAAATACAAATCTAATTCGTATGGCTTTATAAGAGTTCTGTTATTATATAAACATTCTTCTTTGAATAATCGTTCGGTTATTTGTTTCAGTATTAATTGTGGGGTACTATACGATTTAACTAACATATGTGAACATATATCATCTAAAATACCATTCTTTTTAGCCAATCGATAATATTTACCATCATTGTTAATGAATTCACCCCTGTTTGTATATTTTAACGCAATATTTTTAATGTAATCGTAATCAATTTCACCATCCATGGTCAATCTTCGACTTTTATTATAATTTTCAATATGTTCTTTAGATTTCTTTAAGTTAAGACCCCTAGTTTTATTCCGCAGTCTCCCAAGAGTAATTCCCAGTTTTTCCGCCAACTCTTTATTAGATGTGTTTGGATAATGTTCAATTAAATAATCAATATCATCTTGTCGCCATTCGTTTTTCATTAACTTCTTTTTAATATAAATATCACGTTATTAGATGAAGTTCAAAATTTTTGATTTTTTTTTAATTATTTTTTTATAGGTGGGGTTTTTTATTTCCTAAAACTTAAACTATTTACAACTTGAATATAATAAATATATTGGCTATATGGAAAAGCCAAATTTACGTGTAGGAATTGATGTTAATGGTGTGTTAAGAGACACCGTTGGTAAAGTCGAAATGACCTACCAAAAGTTTATGATTGATAAGACTGATGGTATTGAAGATGATGAAATTTTCGAATATAAGATTATTAAACCCATCGACACCCCAAATTTATCAAACCATTTTTTATTCAAAAACGAGGAAGAATTATTTTCATTCCTATATGAAGAATTTCCCATGGAAATATTTGGACATGCACAATCCGCCGAATATTCAACATTCAACGATTTTAACGACCTATACCTTAATCTAAGAGAAAATATTGATTTTCTTGTTGTATCGGACGAAATCGGAAAATCAAAACCAGCTACATTATTCTTCTTGTCCAAATTTGGATGTTTAACCGAGAAGGTTAAATTTTATAGTCAGGTAACATTGGAATCAATGTGGGACGAATTGGACGTATTAATAACGTCAAATCCAAATCACTTAACAAATCATCCGTCGGATAAAAGAGTGATTAAATATGAAACTCAATACAATCAACACGTTAATGTTGATGAAACAATAAAAACCATAAAAGAGTTAAATGATAAACTAAAAACCTTAGAATTATGTTAAAAATTTTTGGAGAGGAGTATTTCCTTGACTTAGACAAAATTGAGGAGTGTGTTAACATCCCAAAAGATCCTTCAGATGAAGATGTTGAGGATGATGAACCTCAGATGCAACATATTAGTGTTGTTAAATATGAAATCATTAAAACCATGATTGAGGTTATAATGACCGAAAGTGGTGAAATTGACGAGATGATGGGTGCTAAAAGTAATGAAATATCCATCCCATTTAAGTTAGCATTTAACACTTTATTAAATAAAAAAATAATCACTAAATACTAAATTTATGAATCAAGAACAAATCACAAAACTAGAACGAGCGATTGATAACTTAAAGAACAAAACTTCTAAAATTTATTTATTTGCTCAAGACACAAAAGGTAACGCCAAAGCATCGGTGGCTTACATTTATAGAATGGGTATGGCGTTGTTAAATGGTGGTTTTAATCCAATCATCTTAACTGAAAAGAATGATTATCATGGTGTTGCTTCATGGTTGGGTGAAGAGTATATGACTAAGTTACCCCACCAATCTGTTGAAAGTCAAACATTGGAAATTGGACCAGAAGATTTCGTTGTGTTACCTGAAATTTATTCATTCATTATGGAACAAATAGCCAAACTACCTTGTGGTAAAATCGTTTTAAGTCAAGCGTACGATCACGTATTTGAAACATTAAACCCAGGTCAGACTTGGACTCAGTTTGGATTCTTAAAATGTATTACAACGTCTGAGAAACAAAAAGAATATTTGTCAAATGTTTTTAGACACGTATCGTTCGACGTTATTGAACCGTTAATTTCAGATGAATTTACAAAAAACGAGAAACCACAAAAACCGTTTATCGCAATTCATTCAAGAGAACATAGAGACTCAATTAATATCATTAAACAATTTTATGTTAAATTTCCCCAATATAGATGGATTACCTTCAAAGATATGCGAGGGGTAACCGAATCTGAATTTGCGAAATCATTAAATGAATGTTGTGTATCGGTGTGGATTGATGAAACGAGTTCATACGGTACGTTCCCATTAGAATCTATTAAGTCAGGTGTACCTGTTATTGGATTAACTCCGAATATGTTACCTGAATGGATGAATGAAAATAACGGATTCTGGGTTAACAATAAATTGGATATTTTGGATTTGATTGCCGACTTCATTCAGAATTGGTTGGAAGATTCAATCAAGGAGGAAATTTATACTGAGATGGATATCACATCTTCTAAACTACAGACAAAAGAAAATTTTGAAAATTCGATCACAACAATCTTCGAAGGTTACCTTAACACAAGATTGGAGTCTTTTGAATTGCAAGCATCTAAACTACAAACAATTGAAGAATAATGGAAAATAAAACAAATTTTGATGTATCGGTTATTTTGCCGATTAAATCTGGAAGATCAAATAACTTCACGGATTTTTTTACTAAAAGTATTGAATCATTAAAAACTCAAAAAATGGGTATTAACGAATTAATTATTGTTCATACGGATGAAGATTATTTGATTGAGTACTTAAACGGGTTTGATTTTGGTGACTTAAATGTTAAAAGATTAACATGGACGGATGAACCGAATTATGCTAAACAAGTTAATCATGGTGTTGAGAATTCCACTTCAACGTGGGTTAGTTTTTATGAATTTGACGATGAATATGCGACAATTTGGTTCAAGAATGTTGACAAATATTCTAAGGCTTATCCAAATGTTGATGCGTTTTTACCAATTGTTGTTGATGTTGATAATAAGGGTGTATTTGCCGGTTTTACAAATGAAGCAACATTCGCGGCTAACTTCACTCAAGAGATTGGTTATTTAGATCACGAAACATTATTGGATTATCAAAATTTCCAAACATCAGGAATGGTGATTAAAAAAGAATCATTCTTAAATGTTGGTGGGTTCAAACCATCGTTAAAATTAATTTTCGGTCATGAATTATTTTTAAGATTAACACATAAGTCAACGACAATTATGTCAATTCCAAAAATAGGTTACAAACATATTAATCTTAGAGAAGGGTCAATTTTCTGGAACTATAAGAATGGTGAAGATAAAATGACGGAAAATGAAGTTAAGTTTTGGTTGGAACAAGCTAAAAAAGAGTTCTTCCACATTCAAGACCGACACATAAATTTTGAACCACAAGAAATTTAATGAATAACGAAAATACATTAAATGAAGGTACGAACATTGAGTCTAAAAAGAAGGGTAGGAAACCTTCTCAAACAAATTATTTTGATGTAAGAGAAGAAAAGGCGGTTATAGATTTCTTATCCGCCACTTCTTTTGAAGAGAAGAATAGAATTTATAACGAATTCTTACGTAAACCCTTAGATAAGATGATATCGTCAATTATTAGACGATATAAATTATACAGAAAAGATATGGATTTTTATGAAATTCATATAGACACTCATTCGTTTTTGATGACTAAAATTGATAAATTCAAACCATCAAAAGAAAAGAAGGCATATTCATATTTTGGTACTATATGCAAAAACTATTTAATGGGTCAAATCATTAAAGACCAAAAAGATATGAATAGGAAGATATCATACGAGGATATTTCAAGCGATTTGGAAAATGATGAATCATTATCGTATAGTATTGATAACGACGGTATGGATTATAACTTCATCATCAATAGATTATTAACTGAATTGGATGAACATATTAAAGATGAAACAATCACAGATAATGAAAGAAAATTAGGGTTGGCATTACATGATATATTCAGCAATTATGAAAATATTTTCATCGGGAATGATAATAACAAATTTAATAGAAATATCATATTATTATCCATTAGAGAAATGACTAACTTATCAACTAAAGAGATTAGATCATCTATGAAGAAGTATAAGTCACTTTACGAGTGTATGATGGGGTCAATAATAAACGATGAATCAGAATATTTATAGGTTATGGGAAGACCGATGAAGAAACAAATTAATTTAACAAAAGAATCAATGTTATCGTTGATGCAAGAAATCTATAACGAGTTAGTTGAACAACGTAATACGGCAATTAGAATTCAGAATAAAATGTTGACAATGATGAAGGAACCGGAAGATATGACTCTGATTGGACCAGTTATTGAGAAACAACAAAAAATCATCAACGATTGTGTTGAGAAGAAATTATCATTATCCAAACTACAAGCTAGTATTTGGGAGAAAAGTAACCAGAATAAAGAAGAGGACTTTTCTATTAGTGATATAGATATGGACGATGATATTATAAAAGGACTATTAGAAAAGGACACTAATACTAAAGGTTCATACAAAATGAAATAATGTAGGTTATGCCGATTTTAGATTTACAAGAAGGTTACAAAGATGCGCAAAGTAAAATAAATTCTTATAAAGTATATAGGGACGCTAAGTTACAATATACTAAAACTAAGAAAAGAGCTGGTAGTGCCTTTGAAGAAAAGAAATCTAATTTAACGAAACAAATAAATAAATCATCAAGTAATACTACGAATCAAGTTAAGAATGTTAAAACTCAGTTTGACCATTTAATTGATTTGGTTAAAACAACGTCAAGTTCGGTAGGTAATAATAATTCCATAAAATACGTTAAAAGTAAATTTTTATTATCACTTAAAAATATTGAACCGAAAATCACCGAAATATTATTTGATGAAAGTTTAATTGCGGTTGGTTGTGACCAAAACCAAGGTTACCAATCAGGACAAAAAATATACGTTAAAGTATCAACAATTGACTTACCAAGACTATTAAAAGTTAATCCACAGGATAATATCGGTAAAAGTTTATACGAGAAATCCGATGTTACAAACCCACAATCCACACCCTACCCAATGAATAGAGAATTGTATAATAGAATTCAAAGTTCAAATGATTATACCACCGATTATGGGAATGATTATAGGGGTGCGTCCGGTAATGATTTATTTAACATTAAATTTATTGAAAGTCACCCAGTAACCAATGAAGGTGGTGGGTGGTATGAAGTGACGTTATCTAATAGACCAAGTTCATTCAATTCGGTTAAAGAGTTCATTATAGATTATTATCAATCTATTAAGATGTTCGAAAGACAAAATACGATGTCGTGGATTATGGAATCTCTAACAGGTGCGGTGACAATGAATATGAAAAGTGGTGATTCTAAGATTGATGATATGTCTAAATTCATGTTATTCATTCAAAGAATCATGGGTTTATGTTTTGATACCAATTCAGAAATTGATGTTAATACGAGTTCAAAAATTTCGGAATCGGATAATGTTGACGATTCATTTTTTGAGTTAAGTGAAATTGATCTGAGAAACATTAATTTAAGATTGCAAAATATTAAAAGGGGCGTTGCGACGTTTGAATCGTGTGACAATATTGAGCTACCCATTAATTTTTTGGGATTATCTAACGACTTGGAGAAAATAACTTTTGTAAAAGATGAAGATTTCGTTAAAAACGCTGAAAATTTAACAAATAACGTTATTGATAAGACAAATGAAGGTATTGGTATTGAAGTTAATGTTGATGAAGATTTTGTGAAGTCAATAATTAAAGGTTTAGTATTATCAATATTTTCACCTAAAGTATTGTTACCATTATTCGTTATGATGGAATCTCTTAAACAGGGGGCTACAAATGGTATAACATCATTTACCGAATTTGTTAAAAAATTTCGTAAATATGTTAAAAGAGTTATATCAAAAATCGCGACATTATTCGTTAAAGAATTATTCAACATTATTAAACAAGATATTATCGCCTTGGTTCGACCAATATTATCCGATTTGACTAGAGAGCGAATGGGTAAAAAAATGAAAATGATATTAAAGTTGGTTCAACTTTTGGCATTTTTGGCAAAATTAGTAAATGATTGGAGACAATGTAAGAGTGTTATTGACGAAATTTTATCACTATTAAATTTAGCCAGAGGTAGATCTTTTGGTAATAGTGTACCTTTACCTTTACTATTTGCATCAAATCTTTTGGATGGTTATTCTGAAACAAGGGCGTTTATATCAACGATTGAAGATCTGGAGAAATTGGGTATACCCACAGGTGCAATGCCCGATGGTAGTCCAAACTTAACCGTGTTATCAATGTACTCACAAATGAAGTCTATGGCAAATGAAGAGGCTGAAAATGGTAAAGTACAAATCGCCATACCACCATTGACAATAACACCGGCTGGTGTTACAATTCCATTGAGTGCTTATGGTAAAAAATTATAGTTATGGAAAATGAAAAGATAATCGAAATAATTAAAGATTATAAGAATAAGTCAAATAAAGACTTAATTTATGCGATGGATACTATTAACACCGATTTCACAAAAACAAAGGAATCATTAATAAGTTTAAGCCATCAATTAGATTTTTTGGAGGAAACTTATAATAAAATTTTAGAAGAATATAACAAAAGAACAAAATAACCCATGGGTGAAAATATAAATAGAACTGAGGTAGAAACTATAATAACCGATTATTTAAGGACTAGAAATACATTACAGATATTTTTTTATGAAACTGTATATGATAATCAAGATCCCTATATGTTGGGTAGAATTAGAATAATACCTGGTGAGTTCAGTTCATATGATGATATGGTTAGTAGTGTCCCCAACTGGGATGAAAAGAACGATCCGTGGGGAAGTAGAGATCCGGGGTTAGTATGGCCTTTATTACCATATTTCATCCAACAGGTACCCAACATTAATGAAAAGGTACAAATAGTTCACGAAAATAAACAATTCAAAAGAAGTTCAAATAGTTATTATTTACAATCACCATTTTCTAACCCAATGTCCAGCGTACATGAAAATAATCAATCCGCTGAGAAAAATTTAAGTACCGGAGACCGATTCAAAAAATCATTATCAATAAAGGATACCAATGGGAATTATAAACAGGCTTATAGTAAAGGTGTTTATCCTGAACCGGGTGATAATTCATTATTGGGTAGGGGTACCGCCGACTTAATCATTAAAGAAAATGAAGTATTATTAAGGGCTGGTAAAACAAAAGTGATCGATTCAACCAAACTACCCGTGGCCAATGAAAAGAGGGCGTTTCTCCATTTATCCAATTATACTCAAGAAAAGGAACTTGATGAAGTGATTAATCAACCATTCATAATAACATCTTCCAAGATGGTTAAAAAGTTGGTTATATGGGATATTATGAATTTAGAGAATAGTCAAGATATATTTACGGGTTCAGTTGGGATATATAATGTAAAATCCAGTGATAAGGTTAAAACCGATAAATTTAGTTACGATACAATATCAAAATTATCTATAGGTGAAGATTATACAACTCCCGTTGAAGAATGGAAGTTTATGGGTAAAACACTCAACGAGGTGGTTGAATTAATTAATAATGTAATTGATGGATTAGTTAAAAGTAATATTCAAATTGAAGGTTATCCAATTAAAAGTAAAAACAATATTTTACCCGAAAATTCGTTCCCATTTATTGTTACCCCATCCAAACTAACTTTTGAGAAGGGATTGCATTGATTGGTCAACAGATGGAATTAAAGTTTAATAAAATTTTCAAATATAAGACCACCGATAATGATATTACATATGGGACAATGGGAGCACAACGACTTTATTTGTTGTCCCACGATTCCGCTGGGCCAAAAGGTAAAATTAACTTAAATGAAACTTTATATGGTATCCCCCAAGACAAATATATTGGAGGGTCGGGAAATGTTAATGATACCATATTCGGTAAAACCTACCCAACGGTAAGGGGGGATAAGTTAATGGAGTTGTTAACAAAAATGTTTAGTTATGTGACCGGTCACGTTCATTCGATATCAACATTACCACCAGTTCCAATTGCGGTTGGATCGGGACAATCGTCAGATGAAATCAATGAAATACTTGCAAATTCAGAAAATTCAGTACTTAATCAAAATATCCGAATTAATTGATATTTATTGTTAAAAGATATAATGTCAATTAACAATTCATATTTTAATAAGAATAATACCATAATATCAAATAGTTACGTTAATACGGGAAGAAACCCCGTTACAGAACTATTTTTTGGTCAATTAATCACAACCCAATATCCGAATGGATATAGTAGATTCATCTTCGATATTGACTTATCATTATTGATGGGGAAAATATCTGATGGGACAATATCCGTTGATTGTGGTGAAATGAACCATACCTTGAGAATGGTTAACACATCAACATTTAATATTGATGAATTAAATACCAAAACTTCTCAATCAAGAATGCGTGCAACATCCTTCGATTTGATATTATTTAGGATACCAAATAATCAATTATGGGATGAAGGTGTTGGATACGATTTTGCGGATCTTATTTATGAAATAAAAAATGATAAGAACTTCTCAGATAGACCTTCAAACTGGATTCAAACAACAACAATAAATAATTGGTCAGAACCGGGTATCTATAACAATAAAAATAATGGTGTTGTTAATTATGATGATTTAGTTATTGTTGACACACAACACTTCCAATTCGGGAATGAAAATATTGCATTTAATATGACCGATGAAATTAATGGAATTTTAGATGGGTCAATAACAAATATATCAGGATGGGGAATCGCATTCAAACCTCAAATCGAAAATTTAACCGGTTTAACCGATAACTACGAAGTCCAATTTTTTACAAGACACACACAAACATTTTACGAACCATTTTTGGAGACTTCATATAATGATTTAATTGAAGATGATAGGAATTTATTCACTCTGGGTAAGATTAATAAACTTTATTTATATCTATACGATAATGGAAATCCAATTAACCTTGACGATAATCCAATTGTCGATATTTACGACCCAACGGGTAATCCAATTCCTGGGTTAAATGATCTACCAACATGTAGAAGAACAAAAGGGGTGTATGAAGTGACTTTACCAGCTCTAACCGGATTCAAGACACCATGTTCATTTGTTGATGTGTGGAAGAACTTAAAAATAAATAATTTTGATATACCAAATATTACAAATGATTTTAATATCTACCCAATGAAGAACTCAATTCAAATTGGTACGTCCTCAACTCAATCAAAATTATACGGTTTTGATTTTTATGGGATCAAACAAGATGAAAAGATATATAATACAGATGTTAGAAAAGTTGGGGTAACAATTAAAGAGGCTTATACAACTAACAAACAATTAAGAAATATTGACGCTTATTACAGAATATATGTTCGAGAAGGTCAAACTGAAGTTCAAGTTCAAGATTGGACAAAAATAAATAGAACCCCAAATGAATATTATTTCATATTCGATACCCGAGATAAAATACCAAATGAATATTATGTTGATATCAAAGTGGAATCTGGGGGTGAAGTAAATACTTATAAAAGAAATCTTAAATTTCAAATAATAAACTATAAAACAAATTAATTATGGAGACTAGTGCTAATACTGAATATAAATTATGTATCATCGATTGTAATGGTAGTGGAACAACAATTACGGAACCACATGCAATATATACTGACGGTGAAGGTAATGAAATTAAACAAATGAATACAACACAATTGGGCGGAAACGGTCTATACTCTTAATTATGGAAAATTTAATTAAAAAAATATTACGAGAAGAAACAGAATCAAATAGATATATGTTCTTCCAAAATCTTCAACAAATGAAAAGACAATGTGAAATGTTGCTTGAATTAAATGAAGATGAAGTTAGTTCAATTCTTGAGAATGGACATGATTGGGCACAAGACCATATTGCCGAATCAAAAAATAATATGGATCAAGTTTTTGATTTCATAATGAATGAAATCAAAGGTGGGAATAATATTTTGGAATCCGAAATAACAGAAAAGCAAAAAAAGAACACACCAACCAATCCAACATTATGGAAATCATGTTTGAATTGGGCGAAATCCAGATATAAAGTTTGTCCATCGGCTTATTGTAATGGTGCAGCTGTTAAACGTTATAATAGCAAGGGTGGGAAATGGAAGAAAAAGTGATTTTAATTTGATTTAAGAGGTTTTTTATATATATTTGATGTATTAAACGTCGAAGCCATGAAAAACCTCTTAATTAGAATATTCACGAGAATTTATACCAAGTGGGTACTAAAGACCAAGTATAAAAATTATATCAGAACTGAAGGTGAAAAAACCGCATTAACCATATGTAGACACCTTATCACACATAATAGTTCGAAATTCCTTATTGCTCCATTATCAGGTAAAAGATATATTAAAAATGAAGAGTTAGGTTTGTTTCTAATACTTGATGAAAAATTAGTTAGTATAACGAATCATCTATACCATTATGAGATCAATGTTAATCAAAGAGATTGGGATCGAATAGTGTTAATGTATGACAATAAAACTGAACGAATTAGACAACAATTTGAAGATGAAATAATGGCCCAAATCCAACATTCATTAATCGATATCAAAAATAAAGTTGAAAATTCAAAGTTTGGAAATAATTCTTCGAACTAAACCCTCAATAATCTCGTTAGTTGGTCTCTTCTTGTGGGAGACCATTTTTGGTTTATTACCAGTCCCACTTTTATCGTGACTCTTCTCAGCTCGACGTTTTTGACCACACGCCCGTTTCTTTTCATCATCCGACATTTTACCTGCAACACCAGCCGCACGACACTTAGGATACGCCTTATCACTAGCGTCAGGTCTACCACATGGGGGGTGTTTACCATCAACTTTTTTACAAATATTTACCCATGGGCCTTTAGGTTGTGAGGATCCCTTAGGTTTCTTTTTTGTTCCAAACCAAACCGCCAAATCTTCATTTAATAATTCATCTGTTATTTCAACCCATTCATTTATATTTTCATCACTTGTATGCGCCTTATGGGTGTCTTTTTTATGTGTACCATCTTTCTTTTCCCACATACCAACAACACGTTTAATATTATTCTTAATTGATTGTTTTATTGATTGATCGTTAAATTTAGTATCAACCAACTCAGTGAATGGTTTTAAGGTTTCAGATCCCCATTTATTCATCCCAAGTTCAATAGGTCCGTTATAAGCCCCAGCACTTATTGATGTGTCAGACTCGTTAATGTTGATATTATCCATAATTAATTGTATATTTTATAAATAGTTTAATTAATTGAAAATTATGGAAGAAGAAAAGTTATATGGTAAATTATTCGGTACAATTCCCGTATTTAATGATGATCATATGGATATGTTACTTAATACAATGGATAAAAATAATGCGATATTTTATTTAACACAAGCGGTTAAATTAGCGTATGAATCACAATTATATTCCCTTGGTGAATCGGAGGTATTGTCAAGATCAATAAGGTTGTTATCCAAACCCGAAGAAGATGAAACAAAAAAGGACGAAATTTAATTCCGTCCTTTTTAATTATTATACTAATGTGTCGTCGTCGGTTGTAGTGTTTGGTGTTGTATTTGTTACAGGTTGTTTAAGTTGGGGTAAGTATTTAGCAACCGCGGCTGCAGTTTTTGGTCCCCATAATCCATCTGGAGTCAATCCCGCCTTAAACTTTTCATTTAATTTAGTTTGTATTTGAGTCACCTTATCATTTTTAACACCCATCTTAAATGTTGAACTTGGTTGAACCTGAGTTGTTTGTGGTTGGGTTGGTTGACCACCCATTTCTTCAGGTTTGAATGTGATCTTACCCTGAGATTGAGATTGAATTGCGGCTTTAATCCATGGTAATATTTCAGATGTTATTTCACCCCCAGTTACTTTACCATTTAAGATTTCATTCACCTGATCTACGTTATATTTTAATATATTTTGATTATCCGTCAACCATTTGTTTGCATCATCAATTAATTTTTGATTTGCCGAGGGGATATTAAATTTTGGAATATTTGGATATATCGAAGTTGATTGTTCGTGTAAACCCAATATTCTACTCTTTTCTTCTTCCGAAATTAAAAATCTATTCTTCATAATCTTATCCTAATTTTGTTAATATATTATCCAAATCAGCGTCCGTTATCTGACCCGTTGGTTTTTGACTACCCAATGATGTTTGTATTTGTGTATTATATGTTTTTACCTGTTGTGCAAATTGTTGTGGTGTTTGTCTTGTTACAGGTTTTTGTTGAACTGGTGATTTAGTTGTAGTTGTAGTTGTTTGTTGGGGTGTTTGTTGATTTGGGGTTGTTTGGTTTTGTCCCTTACAAAATTTATTAAATAACGATGTTGTTAATTTTTTACCATTTAATTCGATATAATATTTACCCTCAATTAAAAAGTTAGACTTATCACAATTAAATTGTGATTTATATGTTACAGGGATTGATACCCCAGAAATCATTGTTTGAGTTTTTTGATTAACCGATGATGATACGAATGAAGCACCGGTACTATTCTTTGTGAATAAAGTTTTAGATGGGATTGAGAACATTGGTACCCCTTCTTTAAGTCCTAAATAATAGGAACCTGAAATTGAAACTTTATTATTACTTTTTGAACAAAAATTAGAAAGTTCATTACTTAATCCTTTGTCATAATACTTATCATCTTTCCCTTTAACAACATAAAACCATTTGACACAATTATAATAAATTGTAAAAATCATCCCATTATAATTAACGTTCGCATATAAAACCCCTTCTTTATTGGTGTGTGAAAATATAGTCCCTTTAGGTATTATATACCCACCTTCTTTATGATCTTGAGTTGTTGTATACGTGTCTTTAGATTGCTCATTTAACACATTCAAATATTGTTGTTTTGTCGATTCCTCGTGCAATGACAAAATTCTTTTAATCTCGTCACCACTTATTTCAAATATATTGTTCATATAATTTTAACCTTTTTATATAAATATCACCATAAATTAAATATTTTTTATTATTTTTACATAAACCTTTTGACTTTTTACCTTTTTAGGGTATAATTATAATATATGGAAACTGAAATAATAAAACGATACTCCGAAGGAGGGATTTCTTTGGAATCGCTATGTAAAGAATTTAAGATTGGTAAATTAAAATTGAAGAAAATTTTAATGGATAATAACATACCAATTAATTCAAAAGGTGCTCAAACAAAATACTCCCACAATAACGTTAAACCTGAAATTGAACCTCATTCACTAGAATGTAAAAAGTGTTATAAGAGGTATAACGATTATGAAAATAAAAGTGGTGCGATAACAGATCATATTAAAGAATGTTACCCAGATGTTGAAATACCAACAGCGTTCAAAAGAAGAATGTATCTTAAAGAATATAAGGAATATTATCACACACAATTCTTTAATAAATGTGAAATTGTTAATACACCAACAATTAAATGCCCAATATGCGAGTGGGAAACTTCAGATGTTAATAATATCACGGGTTCACTAACAAAACATGTTGAATCAAACCATTCAACAATAACCGACTTTATTGAATCATACCCCGATTATGAAATCTACTTCAACACCTTAAAAAAACTCAAATATAGGGAGGATCATCTTTCAATAGAAGATAATTTTGTGACGTGTAAAATATGTAATGAAAAGATGAAGATATTATCTAATACACATTTATTAACCCACAATATAACCGCCGATGAATATAAACTAAAATATGGTGAAATAATATCAAAAAACTTAAATGAATCATACGTTAATAGATTAATGACCATCGAATCCAACATACCATTTAGAAGTAACCCTGAAAATGAAATATGTGAGTTTTTGACCGAAATTGGTGTTGAATATTTAACTAATAATAAGTCAGTATTGAATGGTACTGAATTAGATATTTTCATCCCCTCACATAATATCGCAATAGAATATAATGGTCTATATTGGCATTCCGAGAAAAGGGGTAAACATAAAAATTATCACATAGATAAGACAAAAAAATGTTTAACTAAAAATATTAAATTAATCCATATATTCTCGGATGAGTGGAGTTCAAAAAAAGATATTATCAAGGAACGATTAAAAAATTTATTAAATAAAAATGAACATAAAATTTATGCTAGAAATTGTGAAATAGTTAACATAACTAAAGAAGAGAAACGTTTATTTTTAGATACCCACCATTTACAAGGTAACGACAAATCAACAATCTATTACGGACTTAAACATAATGATAAATTAGTATCGCTAATAACATTAGGAAATCTACGTTCATCATTAGGTCATAAAAATAAAGAAAATAATACCCTTGAGTTATATCGTTATTGTAACCTTAATGTTGTTGGGGGTTTTAGTAAATTGTTAAAGTATGTTATTAAACATCATAACCCAACCAAAATATTAACCTACGCTGATCGAAATTGGTCACCATCCGATGAACATTGTTTTTATGGTAAAAGTGGTTTTAATTATATAGGTGTTACCAAACCTAATTATCATTACACAAAAAATTATTCTATTAAACTACATAGATATAATTTTAGAAAAGATAAGTTAGTGAAAATGGGTTTTGATCCTAATAAAACCGAAAATCAAATTATGTTTGAGGAGGGATTCGATAAAATTTGGGATACTGGTAACTTAAAATATGAAATGTTAATATAATAAAAAAGGTCAGATTTCTCTGACCTTTTAATTATGATTATTAAGTTTTTGATTATCTCAATTCTCTTAAATCAAATGTACGAACTCCGTCAACAGTGATACGAGCGTAGAAACGGTTGTTTACCATCTTTTTCGCGTATCTTGTCATTATTCCTTTTATTGGAGTAAAGTTAAACGGGTTATACATTGTTGGTGTTAATTGAAGTGGAACGTACGGTGCGTAGATGTATCCAGTATCCAATAATGATGTTCCTTTGTGTCCTAACAATACAGTGTTTGGTGGGAAATAAGGGTCACGGTATACTTGGTAACGACCAGCTAATGTACCAACTCTTTCAATACCCATGTTGTATTGATCTTGCTCAGGAGATGCGTTAGATACGTGGAAGTATTCTAAATCATCAAAGATTGCTGAAACCTCAGAAGAAACAACAATCCAGTTAGCCCCACCTCTTAAAGTAGATTTGTGGATTTGTGCTGATAATTGGTTGATTGCTGTAATCAAAGTTTGGTTCCAATCTTTTTGAGTGTAGTTAGTTGTATTTTGGATTCTTCTCCATCCGTTGTAATCCCAACGTAAGTTCCAAGCCGCACCTTTACGTAAGTCACGTAAAATTTCACGGTCGATTTCAGCTGCAACTTGCTCAGACAATAAAGCCGTTAATTCAGCTTCAGCATCGATGTTATGGAATGCTGCAACGTCTTGAGCTAATTCAGGAGACCATTGTGCTCTTAATTTTCTTTCAGTTACTGAAACTGTTACAGATTCTAAGTCAAAAGAAACTTCACCGATTTTATCTTCGAATTCCATTTCTCTATATCTTTTGTATACAGCTGTAAATGCTGTAGAACCTGTTAAACCATTAATAGTTGAACCTGTGTATCCGTCTAAAGTACCTTCACCACAAGTCGCACATACTGGACAAGATAAATCGATTTCTAAATAGATACATCCTTCAGCATCACAGATATCGTAGAAAGAACCACCATTTCCGTTTGCTGGCCAGCTAGCTTGAGTAGTGTTACCGTATTTAACGATACCTTTACCGTATTGTTGAGTTACAACTCTGAATAATAATGGACCGTCACCGATTTCACATCCTTCAACATCAAGACCAGCACCTTTAGTGATAACTAAGTCAGATAAGAAAGTTTCAGTATCCATTTCGTTACCATCTGGACCGATTAATTTACCAGCACCTGAGTTAGCGAAGTTACATAATTTAACGATTAATTTTCTTTGTACTGTACCATCTAAATCTGAAGTTGTATAGTTAACTAATTGACCATTTTCCCAAATTTGAACAGTTGTGTTAGAAGTAACCGCAGTGAATTGACCTTTAGAATAGTCAAATAAACCACCTGGGTTTAATGCTGGTTCAGCACCTTCGTAAAATAAATCGTAAAGATTTTTGTTGTCATAAGTACTTCCGGCACCGTATCCAGCATTTACATCAGTTGGTCCGTTTGGAGAACCGAAAGGTGCAAAGTGTTGACCATCTGTGTCATAACCTTGGATTTTAGGTACGAAGTAGAATAATTTACCGATTGGTAAGTTCATAGCTTGTACAGAAACGATATCGTTTGCTAACAATTTAGAGAATACACGTCTAACGATAGGGAAAACTACAGTTTCGAACGCTCCGTTTGAACCTTCTGAAGTTGCCTCGTTAATTAAGAAAGACGCTTGGTTTTCATATAATTGTGCTACGTTTTCTTTTAAGTGACCTTTAAGACCCTCTAAGAATCCTAATTTGTCCCATTTGTTGATTGTATCTTCTTTGATAACTTTAAGGTGTTTTAACCCGATGTTACCTACAAGACCTGATTCTAATAATGCTCCCATTTTAATTTTTAATTTTTTTTATTATGTTTATTTATTTTATTTTTGACATTAAATCTTTCATTCTTAAGAATTGTGGATTTTCATATGTCTTAGATTCGATTAAGTTTACTGCCGATCCATTAGTTGGAGTGTTAACAATAGTATTCTCAATTGATTCGTTAATTGGTTTTGAAGTTTTAGTTGTTAATTCTTCTTTAATAGTTTGATATAAGTTTTTAGATTCTTTAATAGTCTCAACATTATCAAATCTTTTTAAGATGTTAATTTTCTCTTGTTTGCTAGTTGTATGTTCTGTGAATAAACGTGTAGCGTAAGCTAAATTTGAATTAAAAACAGCAACTTCGTTTAATTTATCTCTAAAAACGTTTAATGCGTTTCTGTATTCTTCATTCTTCTCTTTAAGAACTTGGATTTCTTTTTCAGAAGTATTTTCTTTTAATGCCGTATTAAATGCCGAACCAGTTCTTGGTTTTGGTAAACCACCTTTTCTTCCCGCTTTACTACCAGCACCTAAAGTTCTAACACCCTCTTTAGTTTCAGCTTTTTTAACTTTAGGTTTAACTTTGAACTCACCATCCAAATTTTCACCATCTTTATAGTCAAATTTCGCTTTACCTGTACCAACAGATTTAGGACCTTGTTTCATTTTTGTGTTGAATCCTTTATCTTGGTTTGGTTTTGAGTCGTATTTGAATTTAGGTTTAGAAATACCCTTACCTTTTGGTTTGAACGCTTCCATAACTTCATCTAAGTCGTAAGATTCTTCTTCCTCTTCTTCATTAACTTCATAAGATTCTTCTTCCTCTTCTTCCTCGTCAAATTCGATTTCATAAAGAACGTCGTTATCTCCCATTTCAGCATCATCGGTTTCATTGAAAACGTCGTTGATGATTTTTTGAAGATCTTGGTCGTTATAATCTTCATCCATTTCTTCGAATTCGAACATTTCTTCGTTATATAATTCGTCAGACTCGTTAACTATCATATATTCTTTGTTAGTCTCGTTGTCTTTAACATTGATATTCCCTGTTTCGTCTTTTGTTACCACGATTTTGTCATCAGGTCCCATTAATTGAAATACTTTAAGAACATTTTCCGGCTTTTTCTCTTTAGTTAAGTCAATAACAGTCTCGTCATCTTCGTCTTCTACTTCGTCACCAATGTTAAAATTATCAGAGTCATCTTCTAATTCATCTTCATTTTCATCCTCAGATTCTTCATCTTCGAAATCCATGTCAAAATCATTATCAGAGTCATCCTCATTTTCGTCTTCAATCTCATCTTCATCTTGTTCAGTTAGAGATTCTTTTACCAAGTCTTTGATTTCTTGTTTCATAGTTGAAGCAAGTATTCCTTTTGCGTTCTCAGATACCGTCTCTTCCAAATTCTTCATTTGGATTAACGCTTCTTCTACCAAAGATTTTTCTTTATTCATTATTTATAAACTAATTTTTTATATAAATATGCCGTAAAAAAGAAAAGTTTCATTTTAATTAGTTTTTTAGTGAAAAAAATTTAAAATAAAAAAAGGGATGAATTTCTTCATCCCCATTTTTACCTTAAAAACCTTTATAAGATTAATCGATCACCTCGTCGATTTTACTTTCAACGATACCGGTGATTCTCCAGTCCATTGTGTAGTTCTCATACAACTTAGTAACTTTAGCTTCAACATCTGTTGGTGTGTAAGCCAATACTAATTTTTCTTCTCTCATTTTTTTCACTTTTCCTGATTCAGTATCTAACAAATCAGATGTGATTTTCGCAACGAAATATTTTTCTCCTTGTTCCATAAATTAAGTTATTATCTGTTTCCCAAATAATCGTTTAATTTTTTCATTAAGTCAAGTGATTTATTACCGGATTGACCAACATTTCTTTCAACCGACATTCTTTTTTCTTCCTCAATATTTTCTTCGAACTTATGTTTATCTTCTTTATTAAGGAATAAATATGCACCAGGTGTTGATGGTGAAGATACTAAGTCAAAACAAATTAATTCGAAATCATCTTGTACTTCATTTTGGTCACCCACTTTTTTAAGTGAACCAACACCTCTTGATGATATACCTAACGTAACACCTTGTCTTAGGTAGTTAGCAGCCATATCACCTTTGGTTGATACAATACCTCGTTCGTGGAATCCAGGACTTGTAAGTAATCTTAAAAGACCCATTAGTATGTTACCTTCCCACCAAATTTTAGTTATGATATGAGATACTCGGTCCAAATCAATTAATGATGATTCGGGGTGATTCAATTCAGATAAGGAAATTCCCTTCTCAATCATTTTTTTATAATTTTCTGATTCACGTTTTAGGATACGTTCAGGGTATACACGACCATTTCTATTTGGAGTATCATATTTTTGTAATACAGCGTAAAACTCGAATGGTTGTGAATGATCCAAATAATTTTTGGATTCCATTATATATTTATTGGTATCGGTTGTTGGATTAACAAAACCAGCGTCGTACTCAATAAGGATACCAGTTCCTGTTTCGTTGGGATTTAATATTTTCAAACTCATCTTTAGATATTTTCTTTATAAATATCATACAATTTCCATTTGTGGTGATTCTTTTTTGGATTTGGTCAAATGGAATGTAAAATATTCATTATTATTGATGTTATCTTTATATATTGATTCAATAACCTTGATTAATGAATTCTTTAATCTTTTTGATTTGAAGTCAAGATTTTCATCTTTCATATAGAAATTAATTTCAAGGTTCATAAATGATTTTTTACCCATACATATCCCACTAGGTCTTAAATCAAGATCAACAATAAAGGTTTTATCGAATAATAACTTATCCATCGATTCTAATACGGAATGTTTAATTGACCTACTCATATTTAGAACGATTCTATTCCAATTGTCATAATCTTCAATAGGGTTAACCCATGTTTGAATGTTTAGATATAAAGATTTTAGATTAACTGAATCAACTGTACCGTAAATTATTTTTGAATTATTGTACCCTGTTATTTTGGCGGTTTTACCTTTTTTCATTATTTTTGTTCATGTAACAACGTTTATTTTTAATAATGATAAGTATATTTATAACTAAAGTCAAAAATTTATGTTAATAGTTAAAGTTGAACGAAATAATATTGAAAAGGCATTAAAAACTTATAAAGGAAAAGTTATTAAAACTAAACAAATGTCTAAATTAAATGAGGGTAAAGAATTTATTAAAAAATCCGTTAAAAAAAGAAACGTACTAAGCAAAGCAAAGTACGTTAACAAAACTAAAAATTCGGATGATAATTAAAGATTGGAGTTCAAATCTTTTAATCTATAATACCCCAATTTATTATACGACTCCGTATTAATCTTTTTTATTGTCTCATTGATTGTGTCAATGGTTGGTTGATCCGTTGTTGATTCTTTTATTGTATTTAATTTGGTTAAAACCTCGTTTTTAATTGGCTCAAACTTTTCTTTAAGTTCATTTTCTGAAATTGTTAATATTGTTTTTAATTCATTTATTTCAGATTCACTTAATCCTTTAACGAAATTATCAATCGTTCTATTTGCGATATTAATCATACTAGTTAGTGGGATATCGATAATTTCTGTATTATTTCCCGGTGTTTTAATTAAAGACTCTTTAATTATTTTCTTTGAAAATAAACGATTCTCAATATTATGAACATCTTTTGAAAATAGATTATCAATTGATTCGTAGATATTTTCAGATTTTACATTTTTAATCCAAGACTTTAATTCATTTAAGTCAGATGGTTTAATCTTATTTATGATATTTTCATAAGTGGTTATTGATTCGAATATATATTCATCCACCATCGATTCATTAAGACCTTTGTTTGATGATAATTCATCATATAAATAAAATAATTTCGCAATATTCTTATTCTTCAAAACATATTTATCGAAATTTTTTATTTCGGTCTTAAATGTGTTTTTTGTATATGATTCGTTTAATAACCCTTCAATTTTTGATTTTATAACTCCAAATTTCATATCTAATTTTTATTTATAAATATCATGGAAATTAAAAACTTCAATATTTGTTGTTGTCTTGCCACGATATTGGGTTAATTTCCGTTAAACCATAAACTTCACTTAACCATTTCTTGATAATTTTTTTAATTTTGATTTTACCAAATCCAAGACGTTCTAAAAACGACCAAATAATATTAGAATTTATGAAAATTTCTTTATCCCTTTTATGTAACATCATTAACCATCCACCATCATAACCACGATAAACTACCCAACTAAAATCATCATCTTTATGTTCAATATCAAGATTATTGAATAAATTTAAGAATTCGTTATAGTCATTATTAAAGCCGAATTTATATAAATTATCGAACCCGATCATCTCGGATACGGATTCCCACCCATTCTTAAGAACCTGTTTTTTTAACACGTCTTGTTTGGTTTGTTTTTGTTCTTTGATAACTTTTTTAACAATCCTGGCTAAATCCGATTCGGTTAATTTAACAACTTTTCTCATGTATGATTTTATTAATAAATACCACGGAAATTAAAAAACTTTATTGGGTTAAGTCGCTGACCATACCCAACGAGAATATTCAATTTCTGGACTTGAAACTGGATTAATTCCACTTAAATTATATACCCCATCTAACCACTTCTCCATAATATCCTGAATTTTTTCATGTTTAAGACCTTCAAAAAATGACCAAATAAGTTCAAAATTCACGTAAACATAACCACTTTTTGTATTATACATTATAACATTATTCCCCTTTTCAAAACGATATAATATAAATTCAGAATTTTGTTCACTCGGAACAACTTCAAGGTTATTAAATAAGTTTAAGAATTCATTGTAGTCATTATTAAACGCGTGTTTATACAGGATATCAAATCCCCCAATTCTCTCAGCAACGTTTATCCACCCATGTTTTAACACTTTTTGTCTCAATATTTCCTTATGATTCTTCATGACACAAATATAATAAAAAAACCCATCCTATAATAGAATGGGTTATTTTTAATTTGGTTAATTAGTCCCTTAGAAGTCTATTTAATTCATCTTCAATATCTCCCAAGTAATTCTTCCCTTTTGATAAGTCAATGAATGAATCTTCTTCAGTTAAATTATCACTTTCTAAAAGAATTTTCAAATTGTTAGGTCTGAATGATTCAGGCGTTACACCCGCTTCACCACCTGGTTCAGGTCCTGGAGGTGGTGGCATCATTGGTTCGCCCATATCCATACCCCCTGATGGTGGTGGTGGTGGTACTGATTCTGATGACGCAGTTTGAGTTCCACCTGATTTGGTGCCATATAACTTATCTAAGTTATCAAATATACCTGTGTGAGTTATAATTGTCGGTGTGTTAGTTAATTCACTAGCAACCGCCCGTTCAATTCGTTGTTGTTGTAGATCAAGTTTTATTTCCTCATCTGAGAATCCCAATATATGTTTCTTAGCCCATGATGCGGATACCGCAGCTAATGAATCTTGAATTGGTGCAACAGCATCTTTATACAATAATATTTTCTCTTTCCAAATATCAACTTTTAGTAGATCGGCCTGACTTGATGGATTTGTCAAACCTAACGTGAAGTTTTTTAATTCATCTTCAAATCCTAATAAAAATAAATGAATGATAGCAATTTTATTTAACTCAGATATTACACATTTTTGAATTCTATTGATTGTTCTGGCAAAACGTATATCCATCAATGATAAATCTTTACCACCACCTACAGGTTCCTCAAAACCTAAGAATGCCTTTGGAACACGTAATGCAGTTAAAAGTTTCTTTTGGATATATTCAATATCGGCAATCTCACCTAAATTCTGTGCACCAGCCAACGTATCAATTGGATTAGGTGCTGCCGGGTCACGAACAGGAATAAAGTAATCTTGGTCTACCGCCATTTGATTAAATCTCATATCCACGTTACCCGTTTTAGAATCCACCACTTGGTCACGTTTGAATTTATTTGCAACACGTTGAACGTAAGCCTCAACATCTTTATCATCCATATTACCCACAAACACCTTAAATACCCTTCTTTCAGGCGCTCTTGATGTTCTATAAATTAACATCGCATCTTCAGCCAACATTAATTGTTTCCATATACGTCTAGCCTTTTCTAACATTGATGTTCCATATGGTAATTTTCTATCGTCACCTAGTAATCTAAAGTGAGCGATTTCCCAAGCATTGAATTCCATATCTTTAGCCTTCCATACGAATCTTAAACCTTTATTTTCAGCCGGTTCATTAACATTCATTGGTTTGGCTGGCATACCTCTCTCCAGTCGTTCAATTTCAACGTTAGGTAATTGCATACATCCAACAACACCTTTCTCAGAATCTAATTTAAGATATACAAAATTATCACCATATTTAGACAAATTTCTTATCCACATTGGTAAGTTAGTATTTACGTCCAATGTATTATTAAATAAATCGGCTAATAAACTCTTAATTCTTTTTGATTCAGAATATATTTGTAACATATGGCCATTTTGATCCACCGTAGTCGATTCTTCCGAATAAATGTCTAACGCTGCCGAGATTTCTGGAGTATTGTGTGAGAATATAGTATCAGTCGCAAAATTCTTATAACCTGGAACAGTTAAATCGTAAACCGGAATAACTTCGTGAGGTTCGATTGAAACTATTTTATGGTTTAATGTTAGTACATCACCTTTACATCTTGCAACCGAATATACCGATTTTTCAATCCCATACGCATCTAAAAAAGTGATCCAATCATTATAACCTGAATTAACAATTTCTCTTTGAATTTTTCTTATTGAAACCTTTAATTTTGATGCTGTTTTACGTAACGTTTTTTCACTTCTCGCAGTTTCAATTAACAAGTCAAATGGTAGATGGAAATAAGCTGGATTATTAGTACCACTTCGTTTACCATCCCAACTCATTTTACCTTTTCTTCTCCCAACCTCAATCATCTTAGTCCTATATTCCTCGTTAGCCCATAATTTTTCATTATTTAGTATAGCGTGATATGCTCGATGTTCGGCAATTTTCATTATCTGAAGATTACTTGGTAAGTTGTTCTTTCCGTTAAAATCAATATGATGAACCTCCTCGTCCTTATTGATTTTAGTTTCGTAAAACCATTCAGCAATTAAATTGTGTTCTGAAATCCAACCATGATGACCTTCTGATGAATTACAAGTATAAACCCAATGGTATCGTTGATTATTGTAAAATGATTTTCTATAGAACGGCATCATTGAATCCCCTTCTTTTAAGTTCATAACCCTTTCAAAAGAACCATCTCTTTTCATCAATTGATGTTCCCATGTGGTGATAATAAAAGAACCATCATCAAAAGTGACTTTATAAGTCATTTCATCTCTCGTATAATGAGCATTTCTTGCCATTGCCGGGACCACCTTTTTAAGGTTATGATCGTACGCATATGTTATAAATTCGTAGTCACGACCCTTATCTGCTAATTCTTTAATTGTTACAAAACCATCAGGTGTTGCGATTTTTGTGTCCCCCGCAATACAAAATTCCATACTTTCGTAATCATAAAATGAAGCCAATCTTGTTGGTTCATAATATACCGCTTGATTATATAAATTGGTTTCAATCTTAGACCATTGAGATGATAAGAAAAATGATTGTTGAGCCTGAAGTTTTTCATGTTCATACTCATCCTTCGATTTTGTTTTTAGTAACTCCTTCTTATCAAACTTATATACGGGATAATCTTGATTCAATAATGAATTTGGTCCAAATGTTTTTGTTAACTTCTGCCAAATGGTTAGTTGATTTTTATTTTCCATACTATAATTATAATTTTTTTTTATGATACTTCAATACCATATCTTATAAATATTATCTAGTACCAAATAACCAACCGTAGTTCATATAGTCTTGTCTTGAGATATTTTGACGACCGAATTGACCACTTCGTTCATCGTATGTTGGAATGTTCGGATTGAAGTCCATCATACGTTTTTGATTTTCATTATTATTAACCGACCAAGAATCAATCATTGCTTTTGTTTGTTCAGTAACTTTTGTTAATTTTGAAAATGATGTTTCACCCACGTATGTTGCCATAGCAATTGACATGATTAAGTCATCATGTCTACCCTTTTGGTGATCAGGTCTACCATTAATATACACGAATGTGTCCATTTCATTATATAGTCTTGAACTATATATCTTAAAATCGTGCCTCATCGCCTCTTCATAAGACGCAATAATCTGAACTCGTTTATTATTAAAGTTAAGACCCGGAATCTTTTCGGCCGATTTTGGATTGTATTTCCAACTTTTTGATATATCTTCACCATCAACATATAAGTCACGATAACCCATCTCTTGCAATTTCCTAGATGTTGATACCCCCATTCCACCGGTGATATCGATTACAATAAATGCCGAATACATGTTCGCCCACTTATAACAAATTTCAGCCATTGTGTCTGGTGGTAGTTTACCAACAAATTCGGCAACCTGTTCTCTATTGTCAAAATCGACAATTTGAAATGAACTAAAATCTTCACTATCACCCCTACTAACATCAACTCCCATAATGTATTTGTGACCAATTACCGGTTCTTTCCAAATCCATAATTGATTACCTAACATTTTATTTTGGGGTTCTTTAAGATAATTTTCTTTTATCTTCATCATCAATCTTGAGTCAAAAACGTTGTCACCAGACCCAAGAAAATTACACTCTAACTCCTGGGATACTTTTCTTTTGTCGTACTTAAGTTTTTTAACCATTCGCTCGAACCAATCCGAACATGGTTTATATCCGTCCCCAATTAGTTTTTTGGCTTCATCAAAATCCCTACTCTTAAATTCAATATCCGACCAATTTATGATATTATTTTTATCATATTCTTCTTTATTTAGTAAATAATGAATAATATCGTCTGTTTTAACAAAATATAAGTCTTGAGTATATCTTGGGTCACGATACCAATACATTTCGGTGATCTTAAAATCATTCATCCCCCTTAATGCTTGGTCATAAATTTCATAATAAATCGGGTCGTTACCGTTTGGTGTTGAAATTACAATCACCTTACCCCCCGTTGATAATGATGCCATACAAGCAGACCAGAAGTCACTATCAGCTTCAATAAACGCGGCCTCATCAAATACCAATATTGTCGGTGTAAAACCACGTAAAGCATCTTTTGATGTTGCAACCGCCTTAACCTCACAACCATTGTTTAATTTCCAATGTTTAGTTGATTTTTTATTGGGGTCGAAATCGATTTTAACCCACGATGGCCATTGAGTGACAAATGAACGTATCTTATTCGCCATCTCAACTGAAGTATCCAATTTATTGGCAATAATAAGTATTTTCTCAGGTTGTGTTTTTTTGGCGAATGCCAGTTTTTTTGAAATCCATGCTGATGTTACCGTGGATACACCCGCCTGACGATATTTTAATGCGATATTTTCATTAAAATTTTCATAATCGTCAAGTAAAGAAATTTGGTCTGGAAATAACTCTAGTGGAACATATTTCGAGACCGTATTATCATATGTTTGTAAATATGTATTAAGAGCATATGGAGTGTCTTTCATACACTTCACATACTCTATAATAATTTGTTCTTTTGTTAAATTAGCCATTATTAATCTTCATCATCGTAGTCGTCAAGCCATGACATATCATCATCCTCATCATCATTTTGTTGAGGTTGTTCTGGTTCATCTTTAACAGGAATTTGACGTAATCTTTCCACCTGTTCCTTAGCACCTTGAGCCAATCTGTTAACGAACTCAACAGCATTTTGAGAATTTCTAATTAAACCCTCCATTAACGTTTTTAAGTCGTCAGGTGATAATAAACTTATTTTATTGATTAAATATAATTGTATAATGTTTTGACTTTGACCATCTTTTGATACGAAGTTATTGAATTCCGCTGGCATTATTTGTAAAAGTCTTTTATAAAAAGCTTTACCCAATAATGAATCCCAAACCTCACCCGGTAAAGTATCCTCAGCACCTAATACCATCCCAGCTTGTTTCTCATCTTCAGGTAGTGAATCCCACACCATAAATTGAAACACCCCAATCATTAATTCATGAACTAAAAGAGGTAAAGTTGCCGCTCTTGCGTTAATGATATATGGGCCATTTTCAGTTTCAGGTTCATCAATTGATACTTGACCTAATTGACCTTGACCAGATGCTGCCATTTGTTCAATATTTGGATACATCCAATATAAATGTTCCATTGTCGCTTGAGACACTTTATAAAGGTTGTTTAATTCTGGATCCAATTTGTTAATCTTATCATTAAGTTTTGTGAACAAATGAGCCAAGTTAAATGCCGCACCTTTAACCAATGAATTAACAAATCTTCTTTTATTTTTTTGACCTTCGAATTCCTTCATTGCAACATCTTCCATTTTCTTCGCAACGATTTCTTCACCCTTCTCCCAGTCAAACTCAACACCCAATTCCTCAAATTCTTGGGCAAATTTCTCTAACTCTTCTTTATGTTTATCGGCGTTTTTGAATACTTTAACAACTTCATCTCTTGAAAATTGTTCAGGTTTTGTCCTCATTCCTTGTACCATTCCTCTAGGTCCTGAAATTAATTCAGCTTTAAGTTTAAGTACATTTTTATATCTTGGTGAATTTAATCCGAAATGATCGGCAACCAAATCAATTGCCATCTTTTCAATTTCTTTTTTGTGTCTCGATTGTTTACCAATAATATCTCGTAAACAACCCCTAGCAGTTCCCATCAATTGCATATACACTTGTTGTGGGTTACCCTCAACTGGTGAATCATCACCCATCGCTTCTTTAACCTTCTCAACAGAATCTTTGAATGATTCGCTTGATAATAATTCGATCAAATCTTTGGAAATACCCATTTTTGAATATGGTGTTTCTCCACCCTCAACAGATCTTTGTAGTTGTGGATCCATTCTAGCTCCACCCACATCTGAATAATCGATCGGCGCTTCTGAAATATTGTTTTTAACTTCATTTAATAGGTTCATTTCACTAATTGTCAAACCTTCTTTAACCAATTTCTTTTCTAGGTCGTTCTTTACTTGCAAGATATTTTCCATTTTATTATTTAGACTCATATTAATATTATTTCTTATTCGATATTGAATTCCACTGTAACCATGTTGGTAAGTCACTCTTCTCAGCCTGTGGTGCAGGTCTTGGAATTGTTCTTCTACCAGGTCTTAATGGGTCATCTTGAGGGTGAACCGGTTTTGATGGTGTATCAATACCTGGTTTAACATCAGGCTTAGGTTCAGCAATTTGTGGTTGTTCATTCATTAGACGATTAATAGTATTCATTAATTCTTCTTTAGTCAATTTTGGATGTATATTCTTTTCAACTAATTTAGTTAAATTTTCTTCTAATTTATCAAATCCCATATTAAGTTTTGAAGTGTTAACAGCTTTTTTGATGTTGTTGGTCATCGCTTTACCAATCATATCACCATAATTCGCTTCATTCGATTCAACTTTTTTAGGTAAACCTTTATGTTTTGTTGAAGCAAAATCTTTAACATCTTTTTTTGTCATTTCTTTTGCAGCTTTACCTGCTTTACCTTTTTTAGGTATATCACCTTTTTGCATTGCTCTAACAACGCCAAAAAATTCTTGTTGTTTTTGGGATACAGCTCTTTCTTTTAGTGGCGCCGTAACCTTACCATCAGGACTTAGGTTAATCCCTTGTTTTTTAGCTTGTGCAACATCATTAGGATTTTTAGGATCGTAAGTTATTTGAGCTTCCTTAGTCTCTTGTTTTTGTTTACCACAATCACATTTTTTACATTCTGGTCCACATTTACAAGTTCCCTTTTCACATCCACAAGCACATTTATCACCATATTTTGACTCGACCAATCTATTATACATTAAATTAACTTGACCTTCATTTAATGAAAATACCCAAGAAGGTGTAAACCCTTCTGAGATTAAATTTAATTTTTTATCATTAAGATTCATATACAACTTTTTTATCAAATTCTAATACGAAATCTCGTTCGTATAGTTTATTTTTAACCGATTGTTCTTCTTCACCAAACTTAAAGACTAATCTAGTATTTAATGTAAAGTCAATCTCATCATTTTCATCTTCCCAAGATAATGCGATAACACCATCCATTGCATCCATCATTGAGAAATAATCCGAATTTTGTATTACGGTCATTTTGACCAATTCGGTTTTTAATATACCAACTTTATTTATATGTTCCATGTTTGGTGGTGAAGGGTAACCATTAGATGGTTTTGAATCCCATGATTCACCCCAAATATCTTCCAAATTATCGGTGAAAATAAATTCATATATATTTTCACCTTTATAATTTGAACCTAATTCGTTAACGTATATTAAAAAACTCATTATAATAATTTATATCCACCTTTTGGTGATACACTAATTTTCTTATCTTCAGCTTCAAACACTAAATGATTCGATACAGTTTTACCTAAAAATTTAGCGTTTGGATATTTCTCAATAACTTTAAGAGACGCAAATTGTTGAGGTGTATTAACTGATAATTTACTAATACTTTCAGTGATAACTTTTTTACTTGATTTTTTTGTCTCAGTTAATGGTTTTTTGTCAATATATTTGTTAATTATCTTCTCAACCTTTGATTCGCTAAATATATTTTCTAACATATCACCGATTTTCTCAGATTCATATTCTGTAATATCGTCGTAATAATGTCTTCTTCTAGTGTGTTTCGGATAATCTTCTTCGTCCTCGAAATCAAAATCTTCTGCTATTTCACCTTCAGGTGCTGGTGGTGCTTCATTACTAACTTCTTCACCTTCCACATCCGACAATTCATCATCCATTTCATTATTATTAGTACCTAATTCATCATCTTCCTCAACACCTTCTAACTTATCAACAATTGATTCCTTATCATCTTCATCCAAATTTCCCAATTCCAATGACGATAATACTGAGTTGATAACATATTTAATATCTTTTGAATCCATATTATTTTCTTCATCAGAATTAAAAGTTCTAATTTTTTGTGCTAACTTCCCTGTTAATTTTTGAATTGTTTTGAATGTTACTTCTTCATCATTTTCTTCGTCCTTAACTTCGTCCTCCATATCGAAATCCATATCATCCATTTCATCGTCAACAACATCTTCTTCAGGTGCTGGTGCTGGTGCCGGTGCGGGTACTTGTGATTGAGGTTGTGGTGCAGGAACTGGTGCGGGTGCCGGAGCAGGTGCCGCTTGTTCATTAGTCTCTTCTTTAGATAATTTTAGAATATATTTCTTATCTTCATCACCTTCGTTAAAAAGTGATATATTCTTATCATAACCTTCATTTATGTTTACCTCCTTAGCAACCAAGTTAAGTCTTTTGAACGCTTGAGAATATGAAGAATAATATCTTCTATTCTTCATCGGTTCCATATATTCATATTCATTAACTGATTCAGTTAAGGTTCTTTTAATTACATAACCATTACGTTCCTTAACGATTTGGTAGTTTCTACCATCAGCCAATGTTATATCATATTCAGTCGATTTAGTTTCATTGATCGGTGTTGGAGTATTTTCATTATATCTCGCAATTTCCATAATGCGATTAATTTTCTCCATACCCTCTAATTTCTCACTTCCAATAGGTCTTAGTCCAGCCATTTTATTATTATTTAACTATTATTTTTTATTATAAATATAAGTATTAACCAAAAAAAGAAAATTAACAACTATTTTATTCGTTGTGTTTCTTTTAATGTCAAGTATTTATCCGATAATTCATTCTTAAGATTCCTTAATTTCTCAAGGTAACCATTTCTTCTCAACGTCTTAAATACCAAATTTTCGTCGGAATATTCACCATCACTCTTCAACCCACTAACTCGATATTTTCTTAACTTATTATTGTATTTGTCAATTAATTTAGTTGCCGTATCATAATCTTCATCTTCAATGGTATCAATTAATATATCAATACCCTTCATCCATTTTTTTGATTTTTGTTGAATTCGATTATAATCAATATCAACCTTTTCTTTTGAAGGTTCTTCAATCCATTCATTGCTTAATATTGAAAATTTACCAATAGACTTAACGTCTTTAATTTCTTGTTCATTTTCAACGTATAGTTCAACATCAAAACTATAAATTGTTATGTTATGATTTTTATTATAAATGGATTTTTTTAGGTAGAACAGTTCTTCGTAAACCTCTTTTTTATCATCTTCAAACTGATCAAAGTCAACAATAATATGAATATCGATATCTGAGAATTCCGACCAATTATAATTAGCCAAAGAACCCGTCATTATAATATCACTTACAACAACGGGTATATTAAATGATTCAATAAAATCGTTTGCAATTTGCAACATTTTATTGCGAACTTTTGGTTTCATGGTATATCCACCATCCTCACCGCCAGTCCAAATATACGTATTTAATTCATCTTTAATACGGAAACTATTTAATATATCGTTCAATCCCATAACAATAAATAGTCCGTAAAATTAAAAATTATATTTTTTTGTACTTAAAAGTCTTAGAAATTTTGGATGAAAAGTATTTACCCTGAGATTCGCTCATTCTTAATTGGGTAAATGTTTGGTGGGGAACTTCAGAATATTCATACTTAGCACCATTGTTAAATTCAATAATTAAATTTTTAGTCTCAGTATCATACTCAGCACCTTTAATATTAGTAGATAATATTTCACAAATAATTTTTGTTCCCTGAATAGTTTCTTTTGTTATTGCCATAATTTTTATAAATTAAAAACCCCACCTTGTGGAGTGGGGTCGTTTATTCTTAGATAAGAGTTAATGTTCTTTTCTTATCTTTTTTGTTTTTTGGTAAAGTAACCTCTAACACACCATTAGTAACTTCAGCAGTAACTTTAGTTGAATCGTACTCGTAAGTATTTAATGTTACTCGTTCGTTAATTGTTGTTGTGTAAGTATTTTCACCATAACCATGTTCTCTTCTACCGTCAATTGTTAATACGTTGTCAGTGATTTCAACGTTTAAGTTTTCTTTTGAATAACCAGGTAAATCAAAAGTTAAAACGTAACCATTCTCAGTTGTATAACTTTTATAGTTATAATTTCTTGTTAATGGATTTCTCCAAGTAGTTGAGTTGTTAGTTGTTGGTAAAGACCAAGTGTTAGTTGTTGGTTGAGGCGTATTAAACGGTGTAGATGGATTCCAATTAGCCCAATCATTAGTTGTTGAACGTAGTTCGTTAACGAAGTTTCTGAACTCAGTGTCCAAGTTGTAGTTTAATAAGTTCTCTAAAGTTTTTGTCATAACATTAATTTTTTTAAGTTTATATTTATTGTTAACCTAATTATAACCAAACATCTTCAAAAGTCAAATAATTTTTTTAATTGATTTTATGTGATTTTTAGATTCATCAACACCAGTTCTAGATAACTTTAGTCGTGACCTAATTAAATTGGCCGAACAAGGTAAAATAGACCCTGTTATAGGAAGAGAACAAGAAATAAACAGAATTGCACAAATCTTGTCGAGAAGGAAGAAGAATAACCCAATTATAATTGGTGAGCCTGGATGTGTGATTGGTGATACAATCATCGAAGTTGTTAAAATTTCAGATGAGGGTACTCACAAAATCGAAGAAATGTGATATTTATAGGTATGGGTATTTACCAAACCCTGATTAACTATGAACATAACCTATAATAGAAAAGTAATGGGGGTGATACAAACACCCCTCGATTTTGAAAAGTTTATTATTCAAAATAAACTCTATAAATTTTTTAAGAAATTCCCTGAGAACAAATTAAAAGAAATACAGGAAAAAATTGATACCACGGACTCGTTACCATTCAAAATGGTAAAGCCAACATTAAAAAAGGTTTTAGATTATCCCGAAACAATCTACAACCCTAAATTTTTGGAATGTATGGGGTGGGATGATATTGATATTAATGATTTTATTAGTAAAAAACAAAAATCAAATTCAAATATTTTAAGGGAAAAGAAAAGTAAAAACCCTGAACTATATTATAGTTCGACAACTAGTCGAATCGAATATTGGATTTCAAAAGGTTATGATGAAGAAAAAGCTAAAGAAGAATTAAAAAAACGTCAATCAACATTTAGTCTTGATAAGTGTATTGAGAAATATGGTGAAGATGTGGGGTTAGAAATTTTTAATGAACGTCAAAAAAAATGGGTAAATTCGTTAAAAAATAATATCAATATTGACGATATAAATAAGAGGAAGAATTCATACAAAACAAACGATTATAACTTTATGGTGAAAAGAACATCATTCCTTGAGGGGACTAAAAAAATAATCTTAAAGTATTTAATTGAAGAGACAATAGAATCGTTCGTTGACAAAATTTTAGAGGAAATTGATGTTAAAAGATATTCGGATGTATTACCATATATTAATAGTAGATTAATACATTCTAAATTTAACACTGACCGAGACACTATTAAAAATTTAATGGTTGAAAAGACCATATTTAAGTGGGATTACCAAACTTATGGTACACCAATTTATAGTAATGGTAATCGGTTCAAGAGTGTTAAAGAATATCGGTTATCATTATTTTTAATTGAGAATGGTGTGGATTTTATATATGAAGGTAGGTATCCTAATAGTAATTATAAATACGACTTCTACATCCCTTCTAAAAATACATATATCGAGTATTTTGGTATGCTTGATGGTAAAAACTTTAATAAATTAAACTCAACACAGGAACAATACCTAAGTAAAATGGGTCAAAAGATTTTATTTTGTAAAAAAAATAAATTAAAATTAATTCAATCAACGAATTTTGATGAATTGATTAAACAATTAAAAACAATAATATGAAGTTAACGATTAAAGAATTTTTTGAGTTGGCGGAGTCTGAAGGCGGTACTTACGCAATCAACACCCCATCCGGATACAAACCCGTGGGCAATCTTTATAAAAAGAAGAATAAAACCTGTATCAAAATAAAATTAAATAATGGTTTTGAATTGGTCGGATCGGATTCACATTTTGTTGAGGTAACGGAAAATTCGTTAAACCCAACCTTACAATTCGAAAATAACGCGTATTGGGTCGCATTATCTAATATCACTGAAGGTGAAATGGTATGGTGCGAAAATAACGAATTATCTGAGGTGATATCGTATGAAGAATATGGTATTGAAGATACATACGACCTTGAAGTATTGGATACTGAACGAAAATATATCTCCAACGGAATTGTTTCCCATAATTGTGGTAAAACTGCTATAGTTGAGGGTCTTGCCTTCAAAATTCTTAATGGTGAGTGTCCAAGAAATTTAATGGACAAAAGAATCGTATCATTAGATATGACCTCAATCGTTGCTGGGACCAAATACCGTGGTCAATTTGAAGAACGAATGAAGGTGATCATCGAAGAATTGCAAAACAATCCAAACATTATTGTTTTTATTGATGAAATCCATACAATAGTTGGAGCCGGAAATTCTTCAGGAACAATGGATGCGTCAAACATATTCAAACCAGCATTAGCAAGGGGTGAAATACAATGTGTCGGAGCGACAACATTAGATGAATATAGGAAGAACTTTGAAAAGGACGGTGCATTAGAAAGACGTTTCCAAAAAGTGGTTGTTGATTCTCCTTCAAAAGATGAGACGTTACAAATTCTTAAAAATGCAAAAGAAAAGTACGAGAATTATCATAAAGTTATTTACACCGATGAAGTATTAGTAACGTGTGTTGAATTAGCCGAACGTTATATAACAGACCGAGAATTTCCTGATAAGGCGTTCGATATTTTAGATGAAGTTGGGGCTAGAAGTCAAGTTGAAGTTAAAATGCCAAAAGTGATTGAGGACTTAAAACTTGAAGCACAAAACAAATAAATTAGATACTGAGAAGAAGAAATTCGAAGAAGAATTAAATACTAATAAACGTGAGATCCCAATCGAATTGGTATATGATGTTGTATCTAATATGACTAAAATACCGGTATCCAAATTAAATTCAGATGAATCCAAACAATTATCAGAATTGGAAAATTCATTAAACGACAAGGTTATTGGTCAGTCTGAAGCTGTTACTAAAATTGCTAAGTCAATACGTAGAAATAGATTGGGTATTAAAGATCCAAATAAACCAATAGGGTCTTTTATCTTCCTTGGTAGTACCGGTGTTGGTAAAACATATTTAGCAAAACAATTGGCAAAACAAATCTTTGGGAATGAAGATTCTTTAATACGTGTTGACATGTCTGAGTACCAGGAAAAACATTCAATTTCTAGATTGATAGGTTCTATGCCGGGGTATGGAAGTTGAAAAGGCTCATAAAGATATATTCTCAGTGTTATTACAAGTACTGGATGATGGTCACATGACCGATAGTTTAGGTAGGAAAATTAACTTTAAGAATTGCGTTATTATTATGACTTCCAATATAGGTGTTAGAAAATTACAGGATTTCGGTACAGGTGTTGGTTTTACAACTAGTAATAAAAGTTACGCTCAAGAAGAACAAAAACGTGATGTTCTTAAAAAGGAATTACAAAAGTTCTTCGCACCTGAGTTCTTAAACCGAATCGATGAAGTAATTTTCTTTAATAGATTAGTTAAAGAGGACGTAAACAAAATCGTGAGATTAGAATTTTCCAAGTTAAAAGAAAGAATTGGTAAAATCAAGTATTTCTTCACATTCGACGAATCGTTAATTAATATGATATCAGAAGTTGGGTATGATGAAATGTACGGAGCAAGACCACTTAAACGAGCAATACAGGACAAAGTTGAAGATTATATATCCGAAGAAATATTGGCCGGTAGATTGTCCGAAAATACTCAATACCTAGTGTCAAGTGAAAATAACGAAGTTAAAATCACAAAAATAGAAGAAGAACCTAAGAAAAGAGGTAGAAAAAAGAAGGGGGAATAGAATCCCCCTTTTTTTATTACACTTTTTTTTTATTATACTTTTTTTTATTAATAACCAAAAACAACCCCTTTTCCTTCTTCGAATTTATAAAACTCGTAACCTAGGGTCTCAATCATTTTTTTACCGGATTCAATCCCCGAATAAACATCTTCAACAACAACATATTCATGTTTTGTATGATAATCGTAATAACCTATTGCGAAGTTAATACATGAAAAGTTATATAACTTCTTTAACGCATAAACATCGGTATATGGATGTGATTGGTAGTCGTTACGACCATTAAATGATTCGGTCAATACTTGATCACACTTCTCAAAGAATTCACTCTTACGATCAAATAATTTTGTTCCCATACAATATTCGCTAACCATGGAATTACCGGGTGCGTCGAATTGTATTGCATAACCAACATTTTCAAAAAAGGTGGGGTCAGAATTTCTTGATCCATGACAACCTGTTTCTTCGGATACGAAGAATGCGACCTTAAGGTTTGGTAACTCTTTTAATAGTTCAAGACAAGCAAATACGCCGCACTTATCATCACCACCAATACCAGTTTCCTTACCATCATCATTATATGCCTTTAAGGACGGTTTGAGTTCACCCTGTTCGTTGGGTAATAACATTTCTTTAATATTAATAGTATCAATATTGTGGACGGTATCGATGTGAGACACAACACAAGGGAAATATTCAATATCATCCGTTTGTTTTGTTACATAGATATTTTTACGGTCGTCCAAATAATGATTATAACCATTCTCGGTTAACCAGTTGACTAGGAATCCTATCATTAGATCTTCCTTATAAGTCTTAGTAGGTACTGATAAAACCTCTTTTAGTAAATTATAATCTCTTTCCATATAACAAATATATGGAATAATTTTTAGAAATTAACTTTTACACCTGGAATAAAATTATTTCCTGGAATTCTTGTTAAGACAAATTTAACATCTTTTCCAACTTGTAGGTTTGCGGTTGTTAATGGTTTCTCCATTCTTCCGTTTTGTAAAAAAAAGAAATCCAACTTAAACAATGGATTTTTTGTTTTTGATAATTCGATTAACTTATCCAAATTTAATTTTGGTCTTTTTGGATTTTGGTTGAATTTATTTAATGCGTCGGTTAAATAACTAATTGGTGTTGCTTTTCCGTTGAATAGATTTTTATTTTCATTATAGAACTCATTTGCAATTTCCTCACTTGTTATTTGTTCCATAATTAATTCATTTCTTTTATTTCTATTTTCAAATAATTCTGGTTGGAAAATAACATTATTCAAATCTTCAAGGTTATCAACACTTCTTGTTTCAGATTCCCACGTACTACCTTTTTTTGTTATTGCGAACTTCAAAAAATTTGTTTCATTATCAATACTAAAAAACATTATTTTATTTTCTTTATTTGGACGTAAGTCAATCCATTGATTAAACCCTCCCATTTTACCAACCATTTCAATCATCTTTTTTAATTCTTCAGGATTTGGTGATACATCATAATATTCTTCGGATGATTCAAGTAAACTTTTTAGTTCTCCTTGAACGCTATCGTTAAATTCATCATTATCGAAGTTTCTCCACATTAAATCGTATGTGTCCTCAAAGTAATAGTTATCACCAAGATCCTTTTGCTCGGCATAAAACTTAATCAATTCGTATAGATCAAGGTCTTTATTATCGCTTAATTCGTATAATCTAATTAGATTGGTAACCGTGGTGTAATATTTATGTTCACCACATTTCTTTTCCATGAATTTAATATCACTAAAAACGTTACAAAAATCATCATCAATTTGTTTTTTTGCGGCAATATTGGCATTTCTATCCATGATGTTTCTAAATGTATCTTTAATATTATCAACTTCACGTTCATTAAGTGTATATAACATTGATGATATTTTTTTATACATATTATCGTCATTCTTGGTGAAATCGAATGTTGGATCCATATTTTTAATTATTTCTTTAATTAAATCTTGATTGGTTATTTGTTGTACCAAATAACCTTCATCCCATTCTTCATCTAACCAATATGAGTCAACAAAATCTATACCGTAATAACTGTTAACACCGTTAATAAATGATTTATCGCTATCATTCATATCAAATAGATCGTAAAATTTATCATCATTTTCAAACTGTATAATAACAACGCTTTTTGCCGGTTTTGTCTCAAAGAACTTAACATCCGAAACAATATCATTTTCATATTCAAAAGATTCTGCAGCCTCTTTATCACCATTCGATATATCGATTAAATCTGTATAACTCATAAATTAAAGTTTTTTATTAATAAATATATGAATCGTTTGATATATTTGAATTGTTTATTATATTTGTTGATATAAACGTTCTTTGAACAATATAAGGGGAAAAATTGGAATCGACTGGCATGGTTGGTCATTCGGGGCACGCAGTGAGAAGATATCTATCACTTAAATCTACGGTATCGATTTATAGACGGCAACGTTTTAGACAAAATGGCAACTATCGGATTAATCCGTGAAGATGCTACTGTGGCTGCTTAAGATTAAGTAACTACTAACGGGTCGATGGACATATAACCTAGGAACAGAAGTCTCTACAAAGGTGGAAAATTGACTGAACCCGAAATCGAGTCATCCATTGGTTGTTAAATTCACGATGGTGAAGAACGAATTAACTATTTTTGGAACATTAGAAAATGTTAACCTAAGCGTGTAGTCCTTAATTATCAAGATGTTCAAGACGCGGGTTCAACTCCCGCTTTCTCCTCAATAAATTAAAAAACCCCA